GCCCAATACTTGTTCCATATTCTAATCTTACCACTTTGTCTTTCCATTAGTAAGTCATCACCATTTGGATTACCAGCATTTGCTTTTCCTACGAATTGTAAGTTTGCTGTTGTCCATTCTGAATTATTATTTTCATTAAGTTTTGAGTCGAATATTAATTGTAATCCAACCATTTCTTCTGTAATGTAATAATCCTCCGGTGCGTTATTTGGTGAGTTATCTAATCCACCAAAGCTAATTGTTTTATATCCTAATTCGTCAACTTCACTTTCATTTAAGTAAGTTAACCAGGGACCTGGTAATAAACCTGTTTGAGCATCTATAAAAGTTAATTCATCTGTGTTATATTTAAATTCAAATTCAAATCCCGCAATATTAATTGGTTCTCCTTGCTCATCTAATTGTGGAGAAATAGTTAAAGGGACTACAACTTGATTACCTGATTGAACCTTAACAGTAGAATCAGCTGGTAATGATAAAAGTACATCGGGATTTGTTAATGTTGATTTTAAACTTCTTTCCATTGTTCTAGACCAACCATTTGGTGCAGTACCATTACCCCAACGATAGTAGGTAGTTCCGTCTAATGTTTGATAACCGTCTCCCCCACTTTCTTGAACTTTTGTTCCTGTTAAATTCATATCACCAGTAAAGTAATATGCAATATCATCTTCAGTGTAATCCGGGTTTACATCATTACCAAAGCTAGAACTTCCACCTGCGTATGTAACACTTAAGGTATCTCTTCCTGTTTGTACATCATCCATAAGTGGATTTAGTATCTCAATCTGACCTTCATCAAGTGTTTCATTTTCTTGGTCTAAATCACCATCCCAAAATACTGTAAATTCTCTTTTTTGTGGATATGATACCCCTCTTAGTGTTTGATAATAATTTAAAGTTTCAGCATTACCGTTTGCTTTTAAATTATCAATAGAAGACCAAGCCTGATATGTATTACCGTTAGCATGAGTATATTCTGTATCAAATACTCCGCTTACATAAGCCCATAAAAAATAAGTATCATTTAATTGAAATACATCATCTCCGTCAACATCCCCAATCAAATAACCGCTAGGGGAATCTATAACAATACTACCAGAATTTACCCATTTATTACTTTGAAAATTGAAAGAAGCAATAGCATCGTTAATGTTTGTAATAGCTCCTCTATCTAGTTCAAGACGGTTGTGGTCACCAATATAGTCACTAGCATCTGGTGGCCAGAATGATACGCGATAAGTATTATTTCTTGGTAGGGCTATATTATAATAACCTTTGTCATCAGTATAAGTAAAATCCCAATATGATATATCTTTAAATCCTGTACCATTATGGGTTTGTTGACTTGCTCCTATTTCTGAATCATCATTAAATTTATAATGATAGTATGTTCCACTGTTGTCTCCGATAACATCATCGGATAAATCTTCATCGGCTGTATTTGAGTCGTCAGCAATGTTTTCTACGTTATACCAGTTTGAATAAGTATCTGGGTTATCTTCATCTAATTCAAAAACAACTTTCCAATAAGGATATTTAGCTTGTGTAAATTCACCAGAGTCTTGTTGTCCATCTCCATCAGCGTCAACAAATTCTCCTATGTATCTAGCAAAACCTTCAACATCAACAAGTTTAGGATGCAGGGTTAAATCCCCTCTTGCCCCACCGTTGTTAGTCTGGTCAGTTCCATAATTACCATCAATATATATATCATAATCTAGTAAGTAATTATCTGATACATAAGTATAATATCCAGCTCCTCCACTATATAGTGTAGGAATTCTAAATGATCGAGGTTGAAAATTATCAACTACATCATCAACTTTAAAGTATAATTTTAATAATTGAGCTTGGTTTCCTTCTCCACTACCAAACGTTTTATCAGGTGTACCATCACTGTCGTCATCACGGCCGTGTGATACCATAGTAATTCTTAGCCAATCATAACGGTTGTTAGACTCAGATACTTCACTGCCAGAATTTTCAATAGAGTCAACATAACCTGAATCGGCATAGTATACTACTTCAAATGAATAATCAGTATTAGCATCCGAAGTTTCATCCCCCTCATTCCAGCTTGATATATGACTACCAAGTTCAACTTTAGAGTTTCCACTTGCCCAAGCAGTAATAGCAGATTCTCCTGATTCTACCCAAGTAAAAATATCATTATCAAATGCAATGTCAAATCTAAATGTAGTAATATCTGCACCGTCATCATCAAGTGTAACTTCAATTTCTACAATGTCATCTCGCCATGCATCAAAATTATTATTATAGTATGCGGGGGCTGATTCATCATCAGCTAAGAATGTTTGTAAGTTTTGAGTTTCTTGGTCTTTCCACCATAGCTTTGGAGTGTCCCAAGTACCTATCTGTTTAACACGAATAATAGGCTCTTGTGCCAATAGCAATACAGAACTTGTGAGCAACAGTATAACGTTGGTAAAAAACTTGAACACTCTACCATTTAACCTTATCAGCCCAGTAAGCTGCAGACATTTTCCCTTTTGCAATATTTCTACGGTGACGAGCTTTGAATGATTTCCTTTTCATCTTCATTCTTTTAGATTCGCCTGCTTTAGGTTTACCTGCAGTGCTAGCGCCTTGCTGTCCAAATCTTATAGTTTTAACCTTGTCCCCAACTTTAGCTACCACAATGTGTGATTTTTTTGGATGACTTGGTGTACGTTTAGGTTTATTAAAACCAGATACACCAGCCCTAGATAACCTTGGGTCTCTTTTTTTGGCCATTACTTTCCTACCTTTTTAACTGCCATCTTATGAGATTGGCTAAAGGTAGCTCCTTTTTTCATTGCTGTAACCATCATTTTGATATGCTTACCTGTGTGATGTACAGAATGTCTTTTCATTGCCATAGCTTGTCTGGGTTTTAAACCAGCCATTGAAACGCCTTTTACTTTCATAGGGGCTTTAGCTTTTGGTTTAGCTTTTGCCTTGACTCTTTTTTTCATCATTTTCATATAGTATGTCCTTAATCCGGTTTTGTTAATATAAATATATTATCCTAATTATCCTTAGGACTTCTCAAAATTTATGCTGACTTCTTAATTTTTTCCATAGACCTGCCCGCAAAATAAGCTCCATATACTGTCATCAGTAATGTTTGATATACCGGGACGTATGAACTATTAATTTTAAACTGTCCTAAGTTACCATCAAAAAAGCTTAATAAAACAAATACCACTGTTAAAAATATTAAAGTGATTGGCCTAATGTTTTTTGATAACCAAGAGCCGTGCTTCATATCAGCTTCCCACCTTGAGCTTACTTGTTCTTGAGCTTTTTGTTCAGCGTTAGTTAATAAAGTTTCTAGCTTTAATTTTGCTTCAGCTTTTTCTTCACCTGAAGTGTGGAGGTTATCAATGATACCTCCAACATCTTTTAATAATCCCCCTGATAATAATTCCATAATTTTAGGCATCACTTCCTCCTTCATCTTCTGGATTCATTGTAGCCAAAATTAGATTTCTTAGTTTAGTATCTTTAGTTACATCAAATGCATACAGGTTTTTCTGTCCTTTTAATTTCATAGTAACTATCATTTGTTCTACCAATCCGTCTAATTCATCCGAAGCTTCTTGAGCCTCATCAATATATATACTTTTAATCTTTTCCATTTTCTTGTTTACCTTTCGGAGCTTCTGGTTCTGCTTGAGGTTCTTCATTCATCATTGCTTGTAATTCATGCTTCCAATTATACCCCGCCCTTTTTGCGAGTGTAGCGGAGGAAACAATACCCAATGATTTATGTATTTGCATAACTTTTGCTTGAGCTTCCATGTCTTCTTTTATTATTTCAGGGAATTCTAATGACATTGGAATATCAACCGTGTTAACCGGTTTCATTGTAGCTTTTCTTCCACCTATCATTTTTTGAGCTTGTTCTGTTACATATTCTGGATCTTTACCTTCATGAATCATAGTGTTGATTTCTGACATAACACTAATTAAACTCTCTTGAGCGTATTCAGGTACTCTAACAGTCTTTGGTAATTGACCTGCTTTAACAGCTTGTTTTAAAACTTCCCTATACATAGTTTCAAAAGCTTCACCAAAGAATTCTTGTTTACCTCTAATGTATTGACTAAACGGTGTATCAGCTTTTCTTATTGAAGCATATACATTTTGGTCGGCCCTTTGATTTAAGATGTGGATCGGTAAGCTTGTTCCAGCACCGATTGTATATAAAATACCTAATCCATCTTCTTTAGCATCATCAGCATTAATTTGAGGTTTTTCAATTCTGTATTTAACGTTTTCAGTTTCAACAAGCATAACCCCTCCTGCTGGAGCTCTTCTTTGTCTTTCTGTTGTTTCGGGCATACGGCCTGATATTTCTTTTACCCATACAACCTTAGAACGTTCATGATTTAGTCTTATTCTATCCATTAACCAGTCTTCATAATATTTTAAATGTCTCATAACAGGTTGTAAAGGTACTCTACCTCTTATCTCCGTATCAATACCAAACTTAATAAATTGTACTGCTGGATTCTCAGCTAATGTATTTTTAGATTTATAACCCCTTACTTCAGCAAAACCTGTATTTGCTAAATCATCATAGCCTATGTCTTTAACCCATAAGTCTTTATTGTAGGATTGTTTAGTACCCGTAGGTGTATAATTGTAATACCAATGATAACTAAGCTTAGTTTCAATATCACCTGGATGTGATTCTACATCCTTAATTTCTTGAGGTCTTATTCTTCTTACTTTTACTTGACCTGAAATTGGATTAACATAATATCCAATAAATAATTCTCCTTCTACAAAAGTCATACGTACAAAATCTTTTTCTCTTTTAACCATTTGATTATGGTATCTAAATTGATTTAATACGTTTTCAACCTTCTTATTATCAACTTCTATCTTTAGCCCTCCACCGATTGTATAGTGTGTCCAATTCTCAATAATAGAACGACAATGTGGGTCATTAAAGTATTTATATAATACAGCTTCTTGCATTTGCTGTAATTCAGCAGTAGTTTGACTGTACCTCATATTTGGATAAGAACTACCAAAGAAAGTATAACCTCCTAAAAATCTTTCAAGCAATCTTTGAGATTTAGCTTCTTTAGGTTTTACTTGTGGCTGCTCATGTTCATATAGAAAGAAATTATCTTGTGGATGGTCATCAACATAATTATCCTCAAAAGGTTGAGAAGTATTTACATTTTTTAATCTCCATTTCTTTTCTTCTTGTATTCCGTCTTCAGCTGCTTTTGCTGCAGCATCTTGAACCTCTTTACGACTATAAGGTCTTATATTATTCCATAGATCTTTTAATTTACCCATTGTTTCTCCTAGTTATACATGTATGAATCATCAAATTCTAATTCATCTCCAAAATTATCACTTAATCCTTTATTTATCTCTGCTTCAGCAGTAGTATATTCTCTTTCATTATTTACTAGATTATATATACTACCCGCCATACTTTGTAAAAGGTCAATAGTACCACGAGGTTTGTGGTCTACTTTATTTTTCTTATAATCAATCTCAGCCCCTATGGCTTCTTTCTTCCAATATTCATGGACAGGAATTGCTAATCTGTTATCATATAAAGCATCTTTTAAAGCTTGCATTGCAGCCATAGTTTGACCTTCAGTACTTTTCCTAGATAAACCATCACCTGTTTTTGAACGTTTATCTAAAACTAGTTTTGTAGAAGTCCTATCAATAGATAGCCTACCTACTTTAAATCCTTGATTTCTTAAAATTTGAATTGAGTCTACAGATTGAAATCCATCAAAAGTAATTAATCCTAAATAAAAACCCATTCTTTGGATTTGATATACAATCTCTCTAATATCACTTAATAAGATTTCTTCACCCTTTGCAGCAGATACCCTGCCTAAAAAATCAAACTTAATGTAAGGTAATCTTACATTAGTCATTCTATTACCAAAAGCTTCAATCTCAACCTGTTGTCTTTCAACGAAATGTGAGGCATGACACATTGAAATACCTACAGCATCTTTTCTTAATCCCAAGTCAATATGCATATAGCGAGTAAATTGACCTGTACCTGATTCAGGACCAAACCCTGGTTTAAAAACTCTTTTATCTTCAAGGAAAGGATTTTCATGAGAAGCTTTGTCTACCATTTCTACCTTACTTCTATCTTTAATAAAAGGCCTGGTAGATTCAGTAGGAATACAAGCAATATCTCTTAAAAAGTTTTCTGGGTCTCTTAAATAGTTTGCCTTTAATTCCATTGGTACTTTTATCTTTGCCATCTATTCTCCAAAAAACATTAATAATACTTTACGTTTACCCTTATGAGGCGTTGCCTTGTGCATTACGGGATTGTTATCTTTTGCTGCCCCATAGATTACACCTTTTAGATAGTGACCCTCAACTTTTATATCTTTATCTTCTTGTTTATAATATAGATCGCCTCCTGTAAAATGTTCTGGATCACTAATTAAAATAGAGCTTCCATATCTACACCAGCTCATGTGATTATCAACAAATTCTCCATCTTGTTCTTTACAACCATCATAATGCCAATCATGGCCTGCTGGCTTAGTCTCAAGCACCCAATAACTTGGTTCACTAAATTTTAAAGGTTGACCTGTCATAACTCTATAAGTATCAGCTATCTTTTTAATAATTGGATTAGATTCAAAATCATGGCTACGTTTGCTAACAGTTTTAAGTTGTTGTA